TTGGAAGGTTTTGCTGTCCCCAAAATGTACTTGTATAAAACATGTGACAACAAAGACATTCTCTATTCCGAATACATTAGAGGACAAGAACTTAACAAATGGTTCGAAACTAGACCCACCCTAGAAGCGACAAAGTCTGTTATGGCGCAAGTGCTATATAACCTGTACCGCATTCAGGAAAAGTATCCAGGGTTTAGGCATCACGATCTTCATGGTGGAAATGTTTTAGTGCGCCCAGTTCCCAAGAAGGATATTCAAATTAAGTTGAAAGACAAAAAATATACAATTTCTAATGGTGGTGTTGAGGCGGTGATAATTGATTTTGGATTTTCTGTATTTCCTCGAATTAAGAATCCTCTCATTAATACCAACAATTACAAAAACATCGGAATCTCTAGAAAGTCTGATAAGTTTTATGATTTACACTTTTTTTTGAACACCATGTATGGTCTGACGATACAACCTCATAACATGACAGAAAGACGCGTGAAATCTCTCGTACAGTCTCTATTATCACCCGAATATCTGGATAGAATGTCAGAAAAGGTTAAGATGTACAGGCTTCGCGGTAATAAGAGTCATACGATTCCAAGTTTTGAGACTGTTCTCTCGAAACCTTTCTTTACTGGTGAAACAGCCTTACAAATGGTGATCCCCGTGAAGAAATCCCAACCACGAGTTATCATACAAGCTCCTAAACCTATAACACCAGTCAATCAAAAAGCGGCGATGGCTCGCGCGATTGCGGCGATGAAAGCAAAACCAAAACTTGTTATCCGTCGAAAATAAATGTTCAGTTATGATATAAAACAATGCTCGCGTTCATTATTCTCGCACTGATCAACATCATTATTCTCATGAAGACTGGACAGGCCACGAAGGTTGTGGAGGGTTGGACTGTTTACGGGACCATGGGTTGTGGTTGGACTCGTAAGCAGTTAGAACATATGAAGAAGAGTGGTAAACCTCACACTTTCGTCGATTGTGACAAAGAGGGGTGCAAAGGTATGGATGCGTATCCCACTCTTGTCAGCCCCGAGGGTGAGAAGACTGTTGGGTACAAGGAAGTTTAAATGCCACGCACAACCTGGAGGGAAAGTGCGAGAATGAAAGCATCAAGCAAGGTGTTGAGGGGCTTGAGCACGGTGATGTGTTTCACGAGAGACCGGTTCCATACGAGACGGAGGAGGAACGTGCTGACGAGTACGGTAAGCACAAAGACGAGGAGCTCGGTGAACGCGTCAGACTTGGATTGAGCCTTGGTAACTTCTTGAATCATTTGTTATGTACTGATATTTTTTTCTGGTTACATTACAAATGAAGGGACCGCCACCGAGTGGTTCCGAGCCTCTGTATACGAATCGGAGGTGGGGAACGACGACGGGTATTGGTAATAATAACTGTTACGCCTATGCAGTGGGTGACTATGAAGCATACAGGTGGCAAAAGTCTATTCCTGGTGACCGATCGGGACTCTCAAATGGAAATCATACGTATACCCATTGCACAGGTCTTCCAAACCGTGTCGTCTCCGATAACCCTAAGAAGGTGTACAGGGTCGACGCTACTGAAAAGTGTAAAAAGGGATACTATAAAGTTATGATGTTTGTGTCGCCTGGGCGTCCAATGAATTACATCCGTCAAGGCGATTTCCACTTTTACAAACAACATAGTGTAATTGAGTATAAAATCAAACCAGGTGATACCGCTGTATCCGTTTCCAAATTCTTCAAGGTTCCAGTGTCGCGGGTATCGAAGGCTGGTTCGTTTAAAGTTGGTAAGCGTATCCTATTCAAGGCGACCGTATTCAGTCACAAGCGTGGGTGGGCTACTGGACCACTTCTGACTGATGCGAAGGGGAAGGTTATAATGGATCCCCGTAAAGCTTCGCGGAACTATCCAGGTCTAAACTATGAAAAGTACTGTTCATCCTTCTGCGTGAAAAACACTGGGATCAAAGTCGGTAAGACTCATCCCAAGGTCCGTAAGAATACTGTCTAGGTCGGGTAAATTTTCGACATCAAAATTGATATCAAATAGGTCTAGTATGTCAAATATAGATTCTTCGTTCAAGGACACAGAGTTTGCCTCTGCTGTGTAATTGTTTTGAATCGTCACCGTGATTTTAAACGGAGAAGCATCAAATACCTTTCTACAAGTTGGACATGTATTCTTACCTCGGTCTTTCCATCCCTGTAGACAGTGGGAATGAAATATATGTCCACATCGGATCGGAGGATTTGTCCTCGTCGATCTGACTTCACCGAGACATATAGAACACGTCGACATTCTATAGGGAGGATTTAAAGTTTTTTTCGTGATTTCGCTCAGTTAATAGACATCGGGCATCTTGAGGAGGGGTACGTTGCAATCGTTGCAGTTCGCCTTACCCTGTTGCTCCTGCACTTGGGTCATCACTTGGGGGCCCTGCTTTTGGAGGAGTTGGCGGTACGAATAGTTGTCCTCGAATGAAATATTGTTCTGTTTCATGATATAGTTGTTAAAGAGTTGGGCTGAAGAGTTCATGGTGAAACACCGACCGTCGGCCATACCAAGTCGCTGAGACATTTTGTTATTATTACATCAGAAATTAATTTGTCGGTTCGTAATCGTCTTCATCCAAGATTCAAACCCCTTCTCTCTGAGCTTTTTGATAAAAGGGTCACATTTGTACCCCAAGAAAATATCAAAGACGTCAGTCTCCTCTGTACGAGACACTCGAATATCATCATTTTCATTGATGTGCTGGTTGATGATATTGTAAGCAAATGCAATCTCTTTTAGAGTCTCTGCACCAGTAATAATAATCTTCCCAGTACTGAAGATACTGCAAGTAATCTCTTTCATCTCATGGGCTGGTTTAAATTTAATTTTCACCGCCGAGTATCTATCTGGTTCGAAAGAAACCTTGAAGATGTCATTGTACTCTTCGAACCAGTCAGCCACCTTCATGAGGTTGACATTGTAGTTGAGACTAAAGTTAGAGTTGATCATGACAACTCGAAAGGAATCACTGGAAATACTACTTTCCATATCCAAAAAAGTCTTGAAGATCTGGATGAGTTGGGTGATGATACGCTTACAGTCAAAGAGGTCACAACACCCCGCAACTTGAATACTTCCATTGGGGAACACTTTTACAGACTTGGTACTGTACGTGTCATGGTAGGTGAGTGTCACCTGGTTATAAAATGTAGTGGGTTTCAGTGTCCACTCAAAACCATCAGTGTTCGTCCCCTCGCGTCGCATCTTATAGGAACCGATCCTCTCGAAAGTGCTTCGGAGTCGCTTTATGTCAATCACTTGCATAAAGCTCGAGACCATAGTGATCGTCGTAATCTTTATCCATGAGGGTCGGGTCTCATCTGGTAAAGCTTTTCTTATATCTTCGAGGGTCAATAGGTACGAAAAACTGTTGTTGGCGATTGAAGAGTACATTTTTATAGCATACTTTTCTAGTTGTGATTGATCTACTTAGGTGTTTAAAGAAAACATTCACCATAAAGCTAGATGACTTCCTTTATCCGTTCTGCTAAGTATGTACATGACGTTGAGTCAGATCTTTCCTATGTCGAAATCATATATGACCGATATATGAAAGGAAAGGGGTACGACACTTTCACGGATTATATCAACACAGAACCCCTCGCTGATTGGATACACATCCAATCTGAGAAGCATTCAATTCCTTATGAAAAGTTTCTCGACACGATGGTCAAGAAGACACCCGAAGTTCGTCAGCGCATCGCTGAACTTATTCTTGAGAATGTTCTCGTATATGAACAACCCGACAGGACTTATGTACGAATCGCGCATGCTATTAAGATCCTAGATCCAACGTTCCAACCACCCCGTGTAAATATGGAGAGTGCTTGGCAGATGGAGGTTATCAAAAAGTTATGTAAGAAATACTTACCCTACGCTATTCAGGCATGTACTAAAAAGTCACGTCTCGATTACATTATCAACGTCTTAAGAATAATAGAGTTAGAACAATGAAAAGTAGGACTAAAAATATCCAAAAGTAGGGAATACTCTTGTTCGATACACCTACAATAATTTCCTTTCGGGGTCGGTCTCGTGTAAAGCCATAATCAATGTTACGTTGAGGGCGTACTTTTTTCTTAATGAGACAAGGTTTAGTCTCATCAGCACAAAGACCTGTACTACAGAAGACACTTTTCTCAGCAACTGGTAATCCATTAGACTTCTTCACCTCAACAAAATCCGCAAAATCACCAGTCTGTCGCACACCTCCTGGAAGGGAGAAGTCGTGTGTGACAAATGGGTTCACGTCATTAATGACATTCTCATCGTTGAGCATAAACTTACTCATCGCTGTTATTACTACTTCAGATTATAATTTTTACCTTTCATTTTATGCCGATGTTCTTCCCACATTTGATCTAAATCAACATTCAACATATGGGCTAATTGAAAAAGGTAGCTGAATACATCACCCATTTCCATCATGACATCGGTACCTCGCTCCTTTTTTAGGTTTTGTTTTTTGAACGTTTTCTTATACTGTCTGATCGCAGATGCGAGCTCACCAACTTCTTCTGAGAGTAAGAGCCATACCGTATCCACTGGGGCGCGATCCCACCCCTTAGATTTACACACTTTCTCAGTTTCCGTTTTGTAATAGTTTAGGCTCATGACTTATTATTCTTTGGGTTCCAATCTTTAATTGATACCAATCTTGTTATTGAAGTCAATCTTCTTTCCGTAGGTACTGGTATTGACAGGCTGATCCAGGGGAACACTAATAGTCTCGATGTCGCGGGTATAAGCGATATATTGAGACACACCCGTTTGAATTTGTGACAGGGCAGTCTGTATGACGCGAGTGTTCATATCCTTGACCTGTTCATTGACTTGGGTATAGTGATCACCAGAGTTGCTGACAAAGACCATTCGCATGATACCGTACAGGTCATCTGGGTTTTGGTAATCAATGGAAATACCCGTATTATTCTTGAACGTCTGACGGATGCCACGCTGGAGAAGATTTTTATTGAAATCAGAAAAGAAAAGAGTGTTCAATGGAGTCTCACACTGCTGGATGGAATCAAGGTGGAGGTTATCACACATTTAATATACTCGCCGAAAAAAATTGTGTGTAAATAATAAATGGTGAACTTCGCTGACTTTAACGAAGTGTATGCCGACAAAACCCCAACGTACGAGGAAATTCCTTGCCAACCCCCAACCTGCTTCGTTGGTTCTTATCCCCCAGTGGCCAAAGCTGGTGAGATGGGTCCATTCTTCGTGAACACCTACCTTCTCCAACCTAACCGAAAGTTTGAGACTTTTGGTACCGTGTCCGTGAGGAGTGCTGATCTCGAGTGTAAGAAGTAAGTTAAAAATAAAATTAGAACTTTAGATATATGAGGGTCATTAAACGCTCAGGTCGTATTGAGGAAATGAAATTTGACAACGTCACCAATAGGATCAAGAATTTATCGTATGGACTCTCTGAAAAATGTGACTCTTCTAAGGTTGCGCAACAGGTATTCTCTTCTATGTATGATAGTATTACCACTCAAGAAATTGATACCCTCTCTGCTGAAATTTGTGTTGGTATGATCACTTCCGAACCAGATTATGAAGTTCTCGCCACTCGTATTATCGCGAGTAACATCCATAAGGTGTGCCCTAATAATTTCCATCTCGCCATGAAGAAGCTTCAGAAAGCCGGTGTTGTCACAGACGAGGTTGTCGAAGTTTCTCAGCAGGTGAAGGATGAAATCAAAAGTGATAGGGACTTTGACTTTGGATATTTCGGTCTCAAGACTCTTGAGAAGGGTTATCTTCAACGCGTTGATGGAAAGTTGATCGAGACACCCCAGTACCTATTCATGCGTGTCGCTGTCGGTATCCACGGAAAGGATATTCCCTCCGTACTTGACACATATGATAAGATGTCCCAAGGTCTCTTCATCCATGCCACCCCAACCCTATTCAATGCTGGCACACCCAGACCCCAAATGTCATCCTGCTTCCTCATCGCCAACAAGGAAGACTCCATCGATGGTATCTATGGAACCCTCACTGAATGTGCCCAAATTAGTAAGTGGGCGGGTGGTATCGGTATGCACATCCACGATATCCGCGCCAATAAGTCTCGTATTCGGGGAACCAATGGTCAATCAGATGGTATTATCCCCATGCTTAGGGTCTTCAATGCCACAGCCCGCTATGTGAATCAGGCCGGTCGCCGCAAAGGGTCTATTGCCGTGTATATCGAACCCTGGCACGCAGATATCATGGACTTTTTAGAGCTTCGCCTCAACCAAGGTGATGAGGAGGCTAGATGTAGAGACCTTTTCTCGGCCATGTGGATCCCCGATCTGTTTATGAAACGGGTTGAGGAGGGTGGTAAATGGTCACTCTTCTGTCCAGACACGGCAAAGGGTCTCTCTGATGTCTATGGGGAGGAGTTTGATGCACTGTACACCAAGTACGAGGAAGAAGGACTCGCCCATTCGACTGTCCAAGCCGCTGAAGTATGGAAGGCAATTCTCAGGTCCCAAACGGAGACGGGAACACCGTACATGCTCTACAAGGATGCGTGTAATGCGAAGAGCAACCAAAAGAACTTAGGTGTGATCAAGAGTTCCAATTTGTGTACCGAGATTATCGAGTACACGAACAAGGATGAAACTTCCGTGTGCAACCTGGCCTCTATCGCCCTCCCCAAGTATGTGAACAAGGAGACGAAGACGTTCGATTACGAGAAGCTCCATGAGGTGACCAAGACTGTCACGAAGAATCTCAATCGTGTCATCGATAGAAACTTCTACCCCGTAGAGACTGCGAGGCGTTCCAACATGAAGCATCGCCCTATTGGTCTAGGTGTCCAAGGTCTCGCGGATGTATTCATTCTCTGTGGTCTCCCCTTCGATTGTGAAGAGTCTCGCCTCATGAACGCACACATCTTTGAGACTATGTACCACGCAGCCCTCGAAGCGAGTTCTGAATTGGCTGAAGTTGATGGGTCCTATGAGAGTTTTGAGGGATCCCCAACATCCCAAGGTATCCTCCAACCCGATATGTGGGAGGGTGAGACCAAGTTCAGTGGTCGTTACGATTGGGATGCGATGCGTGTGCGCGTGAAGACCAAGGGACTTAGGAACAGTCTTCTCATGGCCCCTATGCCAACAGCTTCTACGGCCCAAATCCTAGGTAATAACGAGTGTTTCGAACCCTACACGACCAACATCTACCTGAGACGCACCCTCGCTGGTGAATTTGTTGTAGTCAATAAGCATCTCGTCGATGATCTCAAGAGGGTTGGTCTCTGGTCCAAGGAGATGAAGGATCTCATGGTAAAGGCTGGTGGGTCTATCCAAAATATTGTCGATATCCCCGAAGATATCAAAAAACTTTATAAAACTGTATGGGAAATTAGTCAAAAATGTATCATTGACATGGCTGCAGATCGGGGTCGTTTCATCGATCAGTCTCAATCTATGAACCTTTTCATAGAGAGTCCCACAATGTCCAAGCTCTCCTCGATGCACATGTATGCATGGAAAGCGGGTCTAAAGACTGGTATGTA